GGGGTGGTGCTTTCTTAGTTGCCATGATGTTTCTCCTTACTGGCTTAGTTGAAAGTAAATTGTTTGTGACATGTTGTTAAGTTGTATGTCAACAACTTTTTTAATCTTTTTTCTCCACCTCCTTCAGTTCCACTGGTTCGCTGTAAATATCGAGGATCGCAATGCCCTCCTTCTCTGCACCCGTTAAGGCACAAAACTCTTCACGCGCAGCCTTCGCAGCATCCGCTGCGTTCAGTGCTTCAACCAACACCAACCGCTGCACAACCCCCTCGCATACAACCTCATACGTCTTCATCTGCACACTCCATACATATCTCTGCATCTTGGCCCATGATCATAGTCACTGGCATCCCACAATCGCACAGCCGCTCCATCTTACCGTCACCGCTGCACGTCTCGCAGGTTTCAGTCTCGACATCGATCACGCCAACGTCACGAGATGGACCACGATACCGTGGGTATTCCACCTCAATCGTGCCGTCCCCCCAACAGTCAGGACACGGCGTCATGATCGGCGTCTCTTGCAACTCAAGCAACATCTCTTTCATCTTACCCATCACGCGCCCCTTTCTTCCTCATGAATTGAAACCATCTGGGGGTGATTGTCATAGAGCCAAACAATAAACGACGGTTGATTTCGTTCACCCTTCACAAAATAACCTGTGCAGGGCCCATGGTCGCAATCTTCCGAATGCACAATCGTCGCGTCATAATATCCTTCATCGATATTCATGATACATCCTCCCTGTACTCATAGTTGTAGTTGAACTCGGCATCCAAATAATGCCACGCCTGTTCATACTCATAGTCGTAGTTCTTCCCACCGTTTTCCATCTCATCTTCAGCCAGAAGATGCGCCCAATGGTTTAGACTAGGCTCATGGTTCAACTGCAATTCCTCTTGAAACCATACGTTGTGTTCCATCACTCAACCTCCACACTAATCTTATGCATACTGATACTCCTCAATAAAAGCGAACCCGCCGCCGTTGCCCTCTTCGTCCATCGACAAAGACATCTCAACAGTCTGTCCGCCCAACCGCAACGTAAACACAGGGAACGGCTCCAACGCATACTCGTCCTCAACAAACCGAAACCCTATAATCTTCGCTCCAACCAACTGACTGTAATACTTCTCCATATCCATCACGCTTCCTCCCACTGTAATTCAAAGTTTATCCCATGGTACCGACAGTAACCCAATGCCGCATACGTCTTATTCGCATCCTCGTGATCCGAAATTAATGCACGAGCCTTGCCTCGGTCATCCAGAACGAGCGTCAGGAAATATCCATTGTCTCCATCCCACCATGATACGATGCGCCCTTCGTCACTTGACGTCGTGAAACTCTCACCAAGAACCTCGGTCAATCCCGATACAGCCCAAACAAAATTACTGATGTTTTTGGGCATGTAATTCTTTTCAAGTTTTTCTAAATCCCACTTAGCCATCACGCTCTTCCTCCAATCTCAGATCGTGCGCCTTGTCCTCCAAAACGTACGCAATATCTTCCGCAAACTCATCAGACAAAAGCCCATCTCGAAACAGCTTCGCCCAATGCTCCAACGACTGTATAAACAACGCCCTATCCATTACGCGTCCTCCTCTGGCATCGGGACAATATGCTGTAAGAACTCTGGGTGATCGTTCACCAGTAGATACTCATACAGTTCCTGAACCTTGGTCCTTGGACCATACAGGTGTACTTGTTGATAACAGTGATTCGGCATTTCTCTTTCCTTTGTTACTTGTTGAATACTTGTAGGTTAATTGAAAACTGTGGGGGTGTCAATCCCCACGTTCGTTCTCGAAAAAATCCTCCACCATTAAATGCACACGGTACAACGTGTCGATTGCAAAAGACGAGGATTGGCTGTCGTCCCAGAGATACAACTTCCTGATCGTGGGATAGGAAATCCCGTCCCATTCAATACGCATCGTGTAGAAATGATTTGTGTCATGCATACGATCAAGAAATGCCTTGATCGAACCGCAACGACCAACAGCAATTTCTAACGCATGTTGGATTTCAGATATTTGTTTGTGGGGGTGTTCCATTTACACTTACTCCTATAATTATAATTATTTTTATAGCAGGTGTAAGGAAAAAGGCAAGCGGTTCGCGGCTCTTGGTCCTGAGTTTACCCTTATAACAGTTTTTTCTAGATTTTTACGACCACCGTTCAACCCCTTTCAAATTTAATGTAATCAGCGTAATAAGTGTAATCACCCATTGAAAACATTGCAAAAAACTGCCCTGAGAAGATTACACTTGATTACATTTATTACGTTTTGCTGGAGAAAACCCCTATACTAGAGTTGCACTGGGTGCATGAGCCCCTTTGCAAACGCATAGCTCCACCTGTCTATTGAAAACTTTTTGCCCTTGGTTTAACTTGTGGTCAGAACACAACGAGGCAGACATGGCATCCCTTGAGAAGAAGATTGAACAACAACACGGTCGCCAACTGACCAACCGACAGAAGACGTTTGCTAGACACATTGTCGAGGGCATCTACTCGAATGCTGAGTGTGCAAGGAAAGCAGGGTATGTAAAAACAAAGGCCAAAGACTATGCCTCTGTTCTGCTTAATGGCAGAGACTACCCACATGTTCTGGAATATATACAGGAACTAAGAGAGGAACGAGAGCGGCGATATGGTGTGACAACTATTGGTCAGCTTGAGCGGCTGCATAAATTATCCTTGGGTGCGGAAGACGCGGGGCAATTCTCTGCGGCAATCAACGCTGAAAAGATACGGTCTGCCTTGGGTGGTTTGACGGTTGACCGAAGGGAAAACATAAACACCATTGATCAGATGTCGCGGGATGAGATCACCGCTCGACTGGCTGCATTGCAGAAGCAATATCCTCAAGCGTTTGTGATCGAAGGTACAGCAAAGGATATTACACCGGATGAGCAAGGGACCAGAGGCGAACTTTTGGCAATCGATCAGGAACAACCTACCGAAGAATAGCTTTGCTACCCGCATTGAGAACAAGCACGGCGGCGGTGTGCCAGATGTCCACATGGTATGGGATGGCCTACCGTTTTGGATGGAATTGAAAGTAGCCAAATCGAGCGCAGTAAAAGTCTCGCCTCATCAAGTCGCTTGGAACATGGCATATTTTGTGCGCGGCGGTGCAAATTTTTTCTTAGTAAAGAGGGCCTTGGAGCGTGATCTATTTTTATTTCGGGGGGATGCGGGGCCCGACCTTGCGTCCTGCGGGCTGTCCTGCGGCCTTGGTACGCGGTTCACGGACCCTGCGGCCTTGTTCGAGGGCCTGCGGCCCGAGCTAGAGCGTATCCTGCGCCCTGCGCCCTAGCCCTGCGCCCTGCGCCCTAGCCCTGCGGCCCTGCGCCCTTGTTTGTTTATTGTATCCGGTCATGTGCCGTGGAACAAGGGCCATGTGCCAGGGGGAAAGTTTCTGTCATAAACTTTCCCTTGACATGGACAAGGGGCCAATGGCCCCTGGTCTTTAGTGTTCTACTATTGCGATTGATTTTGCGTTGCTGGATCCCTTGCAAAGTTTACATGCGGTACACTGGACGCGGCGTCCTGCCTCTTTTGACGCGGGGCATAGGGCCTCGTTCGCGCGGTCCAGCTGTCCAAGATCCGCGATTACGCGGAATGTGCGGCGGCCCGCTTTCCAATGTGCGATTGCTTCCGCGTGTGAGTCTGCGCTTTGCATTGCGATTTCTGGTCGCCAAGGTTTTTGGTGTGTGTAGGCTGTCCAAGTATCGCACTCGGACAGCAAATCGTCCCAAACTTCGGACGGTACGGCAGCGGGGTCGCCGTATGTACCGACGCGGACAAAGCGACCGCGGCCCATGTCTTTTATTTGATTGATCTTGAACCCGTCGCCCTCTACCACTAGCGCCTCTTTATAAACGCCGCGCTTGTATGCTTTAAAGACAATTAAGACACCTTGCCCAAGATTAACGTAGCACTTGCGGCCCTTGGCAATCTTGCGCTTGGGATCCGTTGTAACTTCCCCGCGCATGGGACAAGATCCGCAAATTGAAAAGTCCGCGCCCGTCTTGCTGGCTTCGAGCGGGTTAATATCCGCGCGCAAGATGTAGGTTTGCACGACGTGTCCAGTCTTTTTGTTACGGTTTGAATAAGTCGCGATAACGACTATTGGCTTACCATCCAAGAGGCTTGGCCCGTTGTAGATGATTGCATGTTGCATGTTCATTCCTTTCTAATTGAACACTGACAGAGTATAAAACTTCCAAGCTAGATACAAGTAAAAAGTTTTATAAGCTTGCGGCCCTGCGCCCTGCGGGCTCTCTTTTCCTGCGGGCTTGCGGCCCTGCGCCCTGCGGGTTTTCTTTTTTCTATTGTCCAGGGGACAAGGAAAAGGGGCCTTGCGGCCCCTCTTTTACGGTGCGGTGATAACTTCCTGGTCGATAAGTTCCTGGGCCATGCGCCCGAAGGATCCTTGCAGCGCCCAGGCTAGGCCGGTGTCGACCAGGTATTGCCAGGCTTCGATTTGGGTTTCCTGATCCGCGTCTAGTGCGCCTTCGGCAATTAGCGTTGCGTTGATGGGTGTCATTTCAATCATAAAAAATCGGGGGATCTTTCGATCCCCCGCCTCCTATTATGTGCGCTCTAACATGTTTTGAAACTCGCGCCGCGCTTCCTCGGCAGCTTCGCGGCGTAACTCTTTTAGCTTGCGTAAAAGATCTGTGGCTTTCCAATTATTAGAACCGCCCTCTTCGTTAGCCACGTTTTGCAGCACGTCGATCAGCTGCGCGACGTCTCCCAGTTTGATGTCAACTAGGATTTCAAGAGTTTCTTCTTTAACGTAAGATTTTTTCATAGCGCTTTCCTTTATTGCTAGAATCGAGGCACCATTGCCTCTGACACCTTGGTAGCATGGATGTGCCAAGTAGTCCACAATTAATTACAAGTAGCACACAACTAATTAGGGTAGGTCATCGCTACACTTTCGGGTAGCC